TTGATCCCTTCTTGTGTCACATAGAGAGGATTCATAAAGTTAAACCACTCTTGGAAGAGTTTCAAAGTTCTATAATCTTGAGATACAAAGAAAGTCAACGATATATTAGTGTATTGTCTTTGTGTAGCAAACCTCTCTCTGATACCCTGTCTACTTCCAATCTCCTCCACCACAGACATTGACACGCCAGGCAACATTGCTTCATTACATAATATTTCATATCTTTCTTTCTCTCCATTATCTAACAATCCACAAGATGTCAACCATCTACTTAGATCGTTGGCCATTTTTTCTTTCTGATAGACACCACTTGAAGCTGCATCTAAATCAACTGGGAATGAATCTATAGGTTCTGGGCCAACATTAGCCAGATCCATCTGAACTTTAAAAAAGTTAGAAAGAGCTGGGGCACCAAGAGCCGATCTGAATGTTTCTATATCTTTTACTAACTTATCGTTGCTGAAATAACTTTTCTGTTGCCTGGCCATCTAAATAAATTTATGACTTACCATACTATGTATATGGCTTATCAGGGAAAATTTAAACCCAGACATGTAAAAAAATACAAAGGTGATCCCACTCAGATTGTTTACAGATCTCTCTGGGAGAAGAAATTTATGGAATACTGTGATTTGACCGAGAGCGTAGACCAATGGCAATCCGAAGAATTTTGGATACCATACAAGAATCCACTGGATAATAGAGTTCATAGATACTTCCCAGACTTTTTTATCAAATATAAGGATAAGTCTGGTAAGAAAAGATCTGTGGTCATAGAAGTAAAACCAAAGAAACAAGTCAAAGAACCAAAGAGAAATCCAAAAAGAAAGACTCAAGCATGGTATTATGAGGTTAAAACGTGGGTTGTGAATCAGGCAAAATGGAACGCAGCAAAGTCTTACTGTGCTGATAGAAAGTATGAGTTTAAAATTATGACAGAAGACGATTTAGGTATTTCGCATGATCGCAGACGATATTAAAGAAGCCACCCAAGGCGAATTACAACCTGACGGTTGGTATGTAAACCAACTGGAATCCGCATTGGCTCAGGTACAAAGGAGAGATGCGAGTGCCATTGATACTCAAGGTGTCAATATGGGTGATCTAGTATTCTTTGGATATAACCCATCATTTGCACAAAACTATGAGTTTTGGGACGTTCAACCCCTAGCAGTAGTGATAGGATTCTATGAGGAAGGTATTCTCGGTTGTAATTTACACTACATAAATCCAGATTACCGTGATGTAATTGCAAATGCTCTACTAAATAGTCGTGGAGAATCTCCTGTTCCTAAAAATAGTGTCCACAAATATCTGTGGTCTAACATGAGAACTATATTTAAAGTTCCAAGAGAAGAGAACTGGGCTGACATCTCTTTACTTCCCACCGAACAATTCATAGACAAGAATGGTGTGAGGTTTCCCAAGTACAGAGCATTTAACAGCCGAAATCAAAAAAGAAAGAAAAAATGACATTCACACCTATCGCTAATTCAGAATTTGGTGAAGAAATAAATCCTGGCGTTGAAATATCTCAACAGGATTCACAAGGTAATGTCAGAAATTATAAAGTATTCTACTCTGAGACAGGTGGAACAACAGTTAGGGCGGTTGACGCTAATGGTCAATTACTACAGAACGTAGAACCAATATACAAAGATGGAGTCTGGGATCAATCTAAACTAACAAAAAATACAGCATCATCATTTTCTAAAGATGATCAATTAAGGATTCATCAAGCAATACAAGAATCAACTAAAAATCATATTGATGCCGTTGCTCCTGGCTTAGCAAAACCCAAATGGACTACTCAGGAGGGATATGCTAATGGAATACCATCTGATAAAGATGCTCAACAGAAGGTGCTGGAGAATAAAATTAAGAATGCCAGAAATAATAAAGAGAGGGTGATGTATAAGAAAAAGTTGAGAAATTATAATAAGAGTAAAACTAATCAAGGCGAAACAGAGAAAAAAGATAGTTTGTTAAGCAAAATCACCAATCAAGGTGCAAGAGGTGTAGGTGCAATAGAAAATGCGTTTGATGGATCAGAAGAAGCAGATACACTGTTCAAAAAGATAGTGAAGTATCCTATGGATATGTCCAACAGCATGGATCACATGTTCATACAATGTTACTCCTATCGGGCACCTTATTCAGCTGCACTAGATGGTAAAGTTGGAAAAAGAAATATTTTTGCTAACAACAAAGAATCTTCATTTACTTTTGGTTCAGAGAGAACAACACCATATAAAAGAAAACTAGGTGCTGGTATCAAACTACCAATGCCAAACAATATGTCTGACGGAAACCCAAGAAACTGGGGTGAACAGAGTATGGATGCTGGTCAAATGGGTGCAGTTCAGAACGTAAGTAAGAATGTTCTGACAAGTTTCTTTACTAATGATTTCGGTGGTTTTGGACGTACTGCTACAAAACTGAGCATGCAGGGAGAAATGTTGACTCAAGAATCTACCAGAGGAATGTCCATGGCTAATAAAATTTCTCAGTTGGCAAGTGAAAGTGGATTCGGTGACGTAAGTGCAGAACAAGTCCTGTCTAGAAGTGTGGGTGTGGTGGTGAACTCAAATACAGAATTACTTTTCGCTGGTGTGTCTTTGAGATCCTTTGAATATCAATGGTTGATGAGTCCAAGAAATAGACTAGAAGCAGCAAACGTTAGAATGATTATTCGTGCATTTAAACAATGGTCTGCTCCAAAAAAAATTAGAAAGATTGACAATGGAGAATTATCCAATGTGGGTAAAGCTGGTGGCCCATCATTCTTCTTAGGAACTCCTAATATATTCAGACTAAGATTCGTTACTAATGGTAATAGAAACATTCTTGGTGTGAATAAATTCAAGCCATGTGCTTTACAGAACGTAGATATCAACTACACCCCAGAGGGACAGTGGATGGCATATGAGAATGGTATGCCAATATCTGTTATGATGACTCTTAGATTTGCTGAACTTGAACCCATATATGATACAGATTATAGTGAGGATATTGCTAAAGATAGACAATATGATCCTAATGATCCAGAGTCGATTGGAGATTTAATGCCAATAAGTATTATCAAACAAAACAGTCCATATTCATCAGATATAGGTTACTAAAATGTCGAAAGGTTATTTTTCTTATTTTCCAAATATAAATTACGTCTCTAGGACTACAGATAGATCGGCTAATGATGAGTTTATACCTGTCAAGAATATTTTTAGAAGACCTAAGCTTCGTGATGATCTTGAGAATGTTGTCACAGCATTTGAAGATTACATGGTTATTGGAGATGATAGACCAGAACAAGTTTCTGAAAAAGTATATGGCGATCCTAGATTTGATTGGGTTATTCTAACAACAAATAATATTACTAAGATTCAAGATCAATGGCCATTAAATTCAAATGACTTTCAGAGATACATCTTTGATAAGTATGGCACTGAGGAAAAGTTATCTGAGGTTCATCACTACGTTACCGAACTATTAGTAGATGATAATTCAAGAGTGGTAGTTCCAGAGGGTTTGATTGTAGATTCTAACTTTGACAGTAGATATCTAGAGAGAAACTTTGCAAGACAGGAGGAAGTTACTTATAGTGGTGACAGTTTAAATGAATTGTCTAGTGTTGATAATGCTGGTACAGTTAGAGATTCTGATGGTAATGTAATCTCACATACTAATGTGTTTGCCGTCAGTAACTATGAGTTTGAAGAGAATGAAAATGACGCTAAGAGAAGAATTAAAATATTACAACCACAGTTCTTAGAAGTTGCAGTTGCTGATATGAATAAAATTATGAAATATAAAAAGTCTGGCGACTTTATCAGTGCCAGACTTAAAGGAACATATAACCCAAGACTTAGTGGGTCATAAATTTATTCTTCTGCGAGTTTCTGAAAATAACTTAGAGCATCATCCTCATCTTCTGTTGTTGCAGTTGCAGCAGCAGATAAATTAGATATTTCATCTAGTTCATCAGCAGATGGACGATTTAACCCTTCACTTAGATCTTCTAGTTCTTCAGTGTCAACTTTAGGTGTAACTACTTTCTTAGTTCCTAAAACAGCATCCAAACGTCCTTTGAGTTCATCATAGGTTTTGAACTGATCAGGAGCAGTAAACTCACTTAAATCATAGATCTTGTCGTAGATCTTTTCTAGTTCAGCATCATCATCTAGAAGTGCCTCAGTCTTTCCAAACTCTGAGCTATCATAGTTCCAGAATCCAGCGACCTGTTTGATCTTTAATTTAAAGTTAGCACCCTTCCAAAAGTCGAATGGGTTGATTGGTTCTTCATCTTCAAACTCAGGTTGCATTGCAGCAGTGATCTTATCAAAGATCTTCTTACCAAACTTGTATAGTTTGACTTGTCC